CACCGACGTGGCGCGGAGGAAGCCGCCGCGCACCAGCGCGCCAACGCTCGCGCCCATCGGGTTCATCTCTCGCGGCGTAAACTCCATCTGCGAGCGCAGCGCCCCGCCCTCGGTCCACTCGCGCAGGCTCTTGCCGATCGGGAGTTGGTTCGAGTCGTGAGCGAAGAGCACCACCGGGTTCTTGCGATAGTTATCGAGCCTCCAGCCGTCGATCGCGATGGTGTCGCCCATGCGGTCCACGGTCGCAGTGGAGATGATGACCTCCACCGGCCCATCGCCATCGGCCTTCACCTCGGCCACGAACTCCTTGCGCAGTTGCGCGCCGGCCGTGGGGTTCTTCTTGAAGTCGGCGATGCTGATCAGGCTCATGTCAGTCCCTCCAGCGCGTCGATGATGTCGCGCTCCTGCGCGCGGAATCCGGTTCGCAGCGCGTCCTTGGCCGCGGACTCCCACGGCTGGAGCGCGTCGTCGAACGCCTTCCAGATCGCGTCCAGATCCACGGCTCGCGTCAGCGCCTTGCCGTCCGGGTCGTCGATGACGGCCACAGTGGTGCACCGGCAAGAAATATCGAGCGCTGCCTCACCGAACCCGCCTGGGTACATCGCCGAGTGCCCGTCGACGTGGAACTTCTCGGTGAGCCCAACCTCCACTCCGTCCAGCGCCAGGTGCTCCTCGCGCGCGCGCCCGTCACGCGTCGCCACCCACGCCCGCTTGTCCACCACGCCGCTCGCTTTGTGCGCCTCGTAGGTCGCCCAGTTCGACGCGCCCACCACCTCGGTCCGCGCGATCATCTCGGCGCGGCTCTGGTCCGCCACGTCGAACACCTCGCGCACGCGCTTCGATAGCGCCCGCACGTCCTCGCCCGCGCGCACGCCCTCCGTCAGCTCCTCGCGCAGCGCATCCCGGGTCGTCACATTGACGCCTGCGATCTTCTTGCCGGACAGCTCTTCGAGGTACTCGGGGATCAGCGGGTTGAGCAGATCGAACTTCGGCTCGGCGCCCAACTCGGCGAGCATGCGCTTCGCCCACGCCTCCATGCGGCGCTTGAACACCGGCTCCACCACCGAAGTCAGCCGCTCCGGGCGCAGGCGCTCCAGCACGTTGTCGATCTGCCCGTGCGTCGGTGCCGTCTTGTGGGCCGGCAGGCGCTTCTCGTCCTCATCCTCGTCTTCGATCTCGGCGGGTTTCTTCGGCTCCGGCATCTCCTCGGTCGCCACCGGCTGCGCGAACCCGAAGCCACCCGTGGCCCCATACTTCTCGCCCCACCCATCGACTGGCTCCGCGCCAGCGAGCGTCCGCAGCTCGTTGTGCGAGAACGCTTCGGGCCGCGCCTGATAGACCTTCAGCCGGAAGTCTCGATCATCGGGAACGGGCGACTCGTACTCCAGCGCCAGCCGGTCGCCATCCGGGAACATCAGCAGGAACTTGAAGCTCAGTTCCGACTTCCACATCTCGACGCGAGGCACCGTCACGCCGATCGCGAACAGGTACCAGGCCGCGTCGATGGTCGATCGGTTGCTGTTCTCCAGGATGCCCAGGCACTCCGGCGGGACCCCGAATGTCTGGATCACGATGTCCCTGGAGAACTTGCGCAGCTCGACCAACTGCATATCGCGGAAGCTGGTATCGAGCCGCGTGACCTTGATGTCGGAGCCTGTCCAGTACGTGCGGAAGGCGTTGAAGATCCCGCGGTGGTCCTCGGTCCACCTCTCCTTCGCGCGCCGCGCCTCCTCCTCGCCCATGCCCTGCGCGCTCACCATGATCTCGGGCGAGGTCTGGTTGTAGAAGTAGCTCTTGATCCGCTTCGCCGCGTATTCGTCCGCGTCGAGCTCGTCGGAGAGCGCCTCGGCCATGCCGACGCCGCGCCCGTAGGGGTTCTCCGGGTTGATGTCCTTGAACCACACCACGTCCGCTTCTGGGACCTTCCACTCGCGGTTGCCCAGCTTGCAGCGGAAGAACTGGCTGTCGTCGCTCGGCGTCTCGCGCACCCAGTGCGGCGGCATCGGCCATACCTGCACCGGCACCTGCTGCTTGTTCCGCTCGACGACCCAGAACGCTTCGCCCTTCATGTCGAGCCAGGTCTGGGTAACGAAGCGCACCTGGTGCGCCGACAGCCGCGAGTTTGGATGCGCGAGCAGCGCGAGCACTGGGTGCTTCTTGAGTTCCGTGCGATCTCCGCCCTCGGTCCCGGCGTAGAGATGCCAGGGCACGGTCGCCACCGCGCTCGCCATCTTGTGCACCACCGCGCGCAGCCACGCGATGTCCCGGTACGCTTGCAGCAACTCCTTGGTCCCGCGGCCGGGCGGCTCGCCGTAGGGCGAGATCCGCATGGCTACGCCAGACCCCTGCGCTGCCTTGCGGCGGAAGAGTCCTGCGATGGAGGCGAGCGGGTTCACTTGATGGTGGTGGGATTGGCGTGGCAGCGCATGCAGGGGAGCGATGACGCGTTGGTGAACACGGAGTTCCTCACGCCGCACACGACGCACCGCCACGCCAGGAACACCGGCTTCCTCCCCGTACGCACCTCGCGCGTGTTGTAGCCGCTGAGCATTTACATGCTCGCCACGTACTGGTAGTCCACCGAGAGGACGTTCATGGTGTCGTCGCCGGAGGGGTTGCCCTGCTTGAACATCACGCTCACCGATGCGCCACCGGCCTGGGTGCCGGTAGGCGCGCTGGTCACGCTCTGCACCGCCGTCTGGTTGACGAGCGAGTCCTCGTCTGCCGCGCCCAGCGCCGCGCCGTCGATCGAGATGCGCACCTCAATTGACTCCAACTCGGTCAAGGTCGCCGCGCCCTGGGTCACGCGGAAGACGAACGTTCCACCGGACACCCAGTCGGCGGGGACAGTGAAGGTCGCGCAGACTTCGCTGGTGTCGGGCGAGCCGCCGGTCGCATCCCACGCAATCACGGGGCCGGCCGAGTTGACGAGCACGAAGTCCGGGTGCGCGTCCGCCTCGTTGCCCCAGTCGATGATCGCGGAGGCGGTGCAATTGAAGAACGCGCCGGTCGGCAGGGAGAACGACCGCACCGGGTTCGTGATCTCGCCGGCGCTCACGGACTCCACCGGGAGCACGACAGAGGCATCGCCGGATGCAGAGCTGGTCAGCGTGATCGAGTCGGTGTTGACCGAGCCGATCACGACCCCGGCGTCCGCATCGATGAGGAACCGCGTCTCCGCCGCAGCGCCGGCCTCGACCACGCCGATCGAAAAGTCGCAGTCCTCTGCGCCGGTTCCCACGTCGGTGCAGTTGGTGGTCATGACCACGTGGGCCATGTCGTCGTCAGCGGTGTCCGCGTAGTCGTGCCAGTTCAGGATCACGCCGCCGGTCGCTAGGTTCTTCAGCCCGAGGGTCGTGGTGTCGAGCCCGAGGATGTCCGCGAGCTGCGCCCCGTCGAGGACGTCGTCGGCGATCTCTGCCGCCGCGATGTCCCCCGTCTGGAACGTGGTGGTGCTGTTGAACGCCGCGGTCCCGTCGAACACCGCCGCGCCGTCACACTCGAACCCGCCGGCAAC